TTCTCGTCTCATCTTCTGGAAACTCAACGTCGATATGCCCTGAAAGAATATCATTCTCAAAAATCCGTCTGCCGCTTTTATCATTAAGTCCTGTGCACTGGCAAATAGTTGATGGGTCTATCTCGTAAACAGCTTTTTTACTTGCGAAAACCGGTTTAAAAATAAGCGGTCTTCCTGCAAGTTCATAATAACTACCGGACATCCATTCTCCGTCATCAATGCACTTTCCGCGGAATAAATATCTATCTTTCATCGTCTATATCCTCCTGTATTTATGCTGATTCAGCCAATACCATTTACACGCTCTGCCACCGTTAACAAAAACCATAGGTTTTCCACTATTATTCGCATTTATGCATGTGACACCATTTGAACCACAGTAAAGGCAGTTAGAACATTTTTCTTCAATTTGTTTTTCTTCCAGAACTCTGATATATCCCATCCTTTTCCTCCATTTCTTTCAGCTTGGCTTCGGCTTTTTCCACTTCCATTCCGGCAAGACATCCGCTAGCATATGCATCCTCATAGCACCTATCTATTGCTGTATAAAATTCATCACAAAACAATTCAGTAAGAGGGCATTCCGAACACTTGCAATTTTCATGGTGGCATTTAGTTCTTGTGTGTACACACTCTCTATATTCCGTTTCTTCGACTTTTTCCGGCAACTTGATATACCTGCCCTGCTCCTCGGCATCCTCATAGTCTTTCAACTTTTCCCTCAAATCTGCCATTGCCCACATATTGCGGTAGAACAACGCAATCAGACCACGGACATCTGAAAACGGATCTATCGTTAAATTGTCCAATATTTCCTCGTCAAACTCTGCGTCATCTACTGGCAATTCATCTTTTGTTAATGTGGCCATGAGGTTTCTGGTAAAATCTCGTGCATCCATTTCCATATCGTAATCTCTGTATCTGGCATTGCGCTCATCATCTGCATAGCAGCTATTATGTGCCAGCTCGATCATCGACATGTCAGCCACGCTTTTATTTGTCGTTAATCTCTCCATGCTATTCCTCACTTTCTGCCTTAAGCCAATCCAAAACACATGATTTGCAAGCCTCTTCAGGATGAGAACATTCATCTACGCCCATGTGTTCTATGCAACTTCCAAATAATACTTCTGCCAACTCCTCATCCGTCATGCTCCTGATCCGGTCTGCATTGGTCTGTGGCTTCTTAGCCATGCTCTTCATACACTCCATCATATTTCTACCTCACTAAATCTGTTATTTTAACAGATACCCCTTTATATTTCCCGGTGCGACAATACTCTGCGGTATCAAAAAAACAAATGCATCCATCGTCTTTTTTTTCAAGTGCTATGCTTACACCATTGCTTACCAGTGTATTTTTTAACAGCGTCAGTACCGCCTTTATCTCATTCTTGGTTTCATCCGTCATTTCAACTTCACCTTTCTCTTTCTGCCTTTCTTCTCAAACTTATCACACATCCCAACCGGGCATCCACGCCTTAATCTGGTCTGTAAATAATATCCACACATGACCTCTGTCTGATTGTGCTTGTATGCATATTTACATTTCCGGCAGTATTTTACGCTTGTCTTTGTCATTTCTCCCATGTTAATAATCCTTATTTCGCCGCTTTTCCTGTTACAATATCCCAATTTTCATCCTCAATAAACTGATTCCGAATAATCTCATCCGTCAGATAGTGTTCCTTACTCTTCGGTTGCTTACGCCAATAGGAATCAATATAATAGGCAACCCAATTCATAAATTCCTCAATTTTGGCATTTGAGAAACGGTAAGAATCTTTTAATGTCGGAATTGTCAGATACATTGTGGAGGCAAGCGCGCTCTCGATATTCCGATCTGCACCAAGCACTGCCCGTCCATTTTTTATATCTGCCATATACAATTTTTTTGACATTGGGATTGATTTTACCCACTTGACCACATCAATTTTCTTTTTACGGCAATATGCCATCATGCTCTCGCTCGTTACCGCTTCGTCATCATCGTCCTGCCAAGATTTCCGACGCTCAACGGTTTTGCTATAAAAATTCGTGACCTGCTTAAACGTCATATCAAACTTGTCATACAAAATGGCTGTAAAAATATATCCCATGTGATTCGCGATATTATCTCCTAACTGGCATTTTGCTAATTCCTGCTTATAAACACTCGATGGAATCACCCTTTTTCTCTGCTGTACGCTATGCATTTGTCCACCTTCCTTTTAATTTTTATTTTATATTTCCACCCGCCATCATCTTTTCAATGATTTCCTCCTGCATCCGCTCTGCGATATGATCCCGGACTGATTCTTCTGGAAATGCAATCTGATATGTCCGCTCCTTGATCCGGTTCGTGATCCGGTCATCGTAGGATAGCTTGTCCAGCGGATCATTACTAGTGAAAATCGTTACCTTCTGGTTTATGTACCGCTCGTTGATAATCTGATACATTTTGTCATTTATCCAGTCCGCCGGTGCTTCCACTCCGAAATCATCAATTACAAGAATGTCTGTGGTGTAAAGTGCGTCTAAAAGCTGGTTCTCACTGTATTCTGTATCTCTCCGCCATGTATTCTTAATCTCTTGCAGGATGGTCAGTGACACTGCAAACTTCACTGCATAGTTTTTCATCAGCTCATTTGCAATCCCGGCAGCGATCCTCGTCTTACCGCTTCCCTTTGTCCTCGACCAGATATACAGTCCCATGCCTCTTTCCTTCTGGCTCTCAAAATCATCCAGATAGGTTTTTATGATTTTACAAGCATCTGACACCATCTTTTTACTTTCCGGCTTCCTGTACACATCCATTCGAAACGATCTCAGATCCATCCCACGGAATGCCTCCGGTATATCTGCGAATCGCAACCGCCTTGACATGACTGCTTTCTCACGGCACTTACACGGTACTGCGATTTCCACACCGTCTTTTATTTTTAAAATCCACTCCCGCCCTTCACAGATAGGACACACATCAGAATCCTTGGAAGTCTCCGGTGTCTCCGCATTCCTGCATAAGTTCGTTGAGTGATTTTTCATGCGTTCCAGTATCTCTTCCAACTGATCCATCGTTCTCTCCTTTCAGGTACTGCATAAACAAGTTCTCTCGTAAAAAGTTCTCCGGCTTTTTAATATACCGCTCTGCTATTTTCTCCCGTCTGCATATATCTGCATAATTCTGTGCGGCCAATACCAGATCATCTTCCGGTACACCAGCCAGTACCGCATTGCAGTATTCTGTTTCAACAAGACAGCCAGTACACCGTTTCGGATAGACTGCTGCAAACTCTCCAAATTTTTCCAAGGGGGATATAAGGGGTGTATTTTGTTTATGTTTATGTCTTTGTTTATTAATAGGTTCACTTTGTGGTTCAAACTGTGGTGCAATTTGCAGTTCACTTTGTAGTTCATATTGTGGTTCATTTTTACTGTAATTTTGAACCACAAGACTATTTATTTTATATTGTGCCGCAAGATTACCACCGCGCGATTTCCATTCGATGAACCCATCTGTAGCAAGCTTGTTTCTCGCTCTCTTTAACGCTGATGCATTTAATCCAGACCGAAGTCCAAGGACTGACGAAGCTACCGTAAACGTATCTGGCCACCCTGCTTTATTCGCTATGGACATTAACGCATGCCATAATGCGATTGCAGTGTTGGGCTGCGGGTTTAGTTCGAGCCTGTCGTAAAATGCTTTTATCTCAGCTAAATAGTTCAAGTTTCCACCTCCCGAATCCGAACTTCAATCCGTGGATTTTCAGCATCTATACGAAATTCATCAGAGAATCCACAGATCTGCTCCCAGCCATCATTTTTTAATACATGGCAGTTAACTAATGCATCCTGGATCACTTTTCTGCCGAATGACGATATATTGTCCAAATCACGCCTTTTATTCTTTTCCACCCACAGATATTCCATAAATACTTTTTTATTGATATTTACGTCTCTCAGGCACTTTCTAATGTACACAGAAACAATAGATTCATTCTGCTTTTTCATCTCTCCGCCTTTATATCTGCTTGCCTTATCCGCACGGATAAAATCATTCAGATTATCCAGTCTCCCTGGAATGATTAGTAAGTATTCCAATCTCACGCCACCTTTCAAATGTCATTTTCATCGAGAGCCGCTTCTTTAGAACCGCTCTAGCTCTATGTAGATCTTTTGCAAGATATTCTTGAAGTTCTTTCTCATCCACCGTATCACCTGGAACTGGTCTGTAATAACCATTGCCAACGTTAATAATACAGTCACCTTCATTGTTCGCACTCTCGACCATTTTCCGAAACTTTCTGTCTTTTACCGGGTTGGACATTCTAGCCAGTGGCTCTTTGTGTCCATAGGGAATATCGTTTATCGTATTCATTAATCCCCTTTCTTCTCCGGGACTAACCCCGGAGATAATAACCAGCTTCCAATAATTCGTGATATATCATTTTCTGCATGAATAGGTTTCTTTCTGCCGGACGGCAAGGTGTTCCAACCCTATAACCACGACTTTCCAAAAATACTTCTGAACTCTTCTCTAGTACCGTAATGAGATTCAAAATATTCCTGCGCCATAGTTTTTAATTTCAAATCAATTTCTTTTGCATTGGTGCCTCTCTGCGCTCCGTTAGGATGCAGATCCGGTCTGAGTGGAATAACAAAACCATACTTTTCACTGTTTTTACGGTTTGAACTTCCAAAGATATGATGTCTTTCCACCGGATATGTTCCGGTAAAATAACAGTGATCCATATCATCCGTGAACACGCTCCAAAGCTTTTTACTCATGTTCCCCACTCCTGTTTCATTCGTTCCAATTCATCCGGTGTAGCTGTCTCAATTCCAAGTTCCTTTGCTTCTTCAACAATCCGATCTATAAAGTGGCTCATTTCGGCAGTATCGTATTCACTGGATCCTTTAATCATCAGATATGAAGCAAATTTCCCATTGTCTTTAATAAATTTCCAATGACCATCTACCTTTGACATATCCACTGATTTTTTTACTGTGATTGTGATATATCCATCTTCATCCTCATATAATGTTCCATATTTCTGGAGCATCTGCTCATATACATCCTCTTTACTTGAAGATATATCTGGATGATTGGCAATCTTCGTCATTAATACCCACGCATAAGCATTTGCATCAAGGCTTCGTTTCTGCTTATATTTGACCGCTCGGATACGTAACAGATCATCTGATCTCATATTTTCAACCTGTCCTGCTGCCGAAGAATCAACCTCAAATGTAAGGATGATGCCTTGTCCATTTAATGTACGGCTCGCTCCGGTCAGTTTTCCTATAGTATCCATAAGCTACTCTTCTTTCTTTTTCTTATACCAGCACTTAACCTGTTCAATGATCTTAGCAGCCATTTCACTTGATAGATCTGAAGTCTTTTCAAAATGATATTTTTCTTTCAGCGTTTTCCAGATATCATTGGATGTAGCATTCTCACACATGTCAGAATACGCGCTTACAAAATCTGTCATTGTCCTAAGCTGTTCTACGGTTGCTGGAACAAAATCATTCTTTGGTTCTACCGTATGGCTTTCTGAATCTGGATCCTGCATCTCTTCGGTAGGAATGCAGAACACCTGAAAACAAGCATATTTAAAAGCAATCGCCATAGCTTTATTCGTTGCCTTATCTCCGGAATCCATGCCCTCACCGATTGTTACCGCCGTGATACTGCTTCCATCTTCCGCATAAAAGGTATATTTAATCTTGCAGACCGAATAGATCAGCGTTGAACCTTTTATGGATTTTCTTTCTTCTCTGGTCTGTTCTAAGACCTCTGGAACGATAAATATATGATTGTTGACCAATGCAGGATTGATTGCATTCATCACCGCATCAATTCCGCGGTATTTAAACCCCTGCGTCTTATTCACATCATTTTTTCCAACCGCACCGATTTCTTCCATGCACTTTGATATTGCCTGGTATATGTTCATCTGTTTTGCTGTCTCTGCCATTATCGTAATCTCCTATACTTAATTTCTAAGCTGCGCATCTGTGCTTCCAACTGCACGATCTGGAACGGATCAGCAACAACCTCATAAGTAACTACGTTGTTTGCTGGCTTCGGTTCTACAAATTTTTCTTCCGGTACATTATCTGTAATTGGTGTTTCGTTCACTGCAATATCCGGTTCTGAATTTTTCTCGGACTCATTACGTGCTTCCTCTTCTGCTTTTCTTTTGGCTTCCTCTTCCTGCCTACGCAAAATCTCTTCTTTCTGCTTCTGATACTGATTCATGACCTCAATAGCATCTGATAATTCTAAGGTTGCCTTATATTTCTCAATTTCTTTATCCTCAAACTCTGATTCCATGCTGCGGATAATACCGAGGTCTTTTTCTACATGATCCACTCTCTCTGTAATGGTTTCTGTGATTGCTTTCTTTGTAGTGGTGGCATTCTCCCACTTGCTATCATAAATTCGCTGTAACGGAAGATATCCGCTCGCTTCCCCATGATCTGCCATGATCTCCGTATAGATTTCAGAAATCAGCGATTTCTTTTCTTCCACACGCCTACGCTCAAATTCTTCCACCTGGTTATTAATAAAATTGATTGGTTCATCAATCAGATTGTCCAGTTCCTTTACCTGCGCTTCAAAATTTGTGTAGGGAATCATAAAAGATTTCTTCACTTCCAGCTTTTTATCGTTGACTGATTTTTTCAGTTTTCTGAGACTTGCAATTGTCTTTTTTGCTTCTGTTTTGGAATCCTCTGTGAAAATCATATTTTTATAAATTTCCAGTTCGGAATTAAGTTTTTCCTTAATCTCCTCAAAATTAAAACCAATAACACCATTTTTCTGTTCTACATTTACTCTGATTTCTTCCATCTTTCTTTTATCCTCTCTTCCTCTGATTCAATATCTGCCATCTCTTCACGTCTGGCTAGTCGCTCATGCAATCTATGAAGCCTTGCTTTCTCAGCTTTATACCGTTCATAATCATTGTCTGGAAATTCTTCAATTGGCATAGGTAACTGACTCCCTTTTTCCATCCTCTGTAATACTTACGGTAAATTCATTAGTATCTATTACGAATGTTCCATAAATATTTCCATCTGCTGCAAGGATTAAATTTCCATTTTCAATCCCTAAATTTTCAAGTAAAACTGATAAATCTTTCAGTGCATCAATAAGCTGTCCACTGTCATTTCTGCATAATCTAGTTGCTGCCATTTAAAAATTCCTCCATTTCCATCTGTCTGAAATCTGTAGATAACACCATGTATCTGACAGCTTTCTCTTGCTGTTGCTTCATGTACTGCTCGTCCCGGCATTCTTCACACATGTTTCCTTCGCCGGGATCTAAACTGCATCCACAGATTCTGCATTTTCTGTAAATCATAAAATCACGCTTTCCAAAAATTTAACTACGTGTTATAATAAACGCAGAAGTACTTTTGTATTCCTACGTTTAAATAGCACCTGAGTTCGCCAAAACATTTAGGGTGCTATTTTTTTGTCCTCAAATTCCCCAAGGAACTCAACATCAGCGTCAAGCTTGTCCTTCCGGCGGATCATGTTAAAGTCTGCTTTCCGCTTTTCTTCCCGGCGTTTCTCAACATCCAAGATCACAACTCCAATAAGTGCAACCGCCGCACCTAGGGCTATTGCAATCAGCAGAAAAACATAATACATTCCATCCGCATCAAGCATTCCACCAATAAACATGCTTCCAAGCCCTACCGCTATAAAAACTTTTGCTACATTTTTCATGATGCCTTGTCCTTGACCACAAGCTTAATTCCTTCCTGTCTTTCGTAAATTTCTAACAGAATGTCCATAATCTTGTCTTTCCTCTCTGGTGTAATTTCCATGTCTGCTTTGTTCATAGGAATCTCCTTTCTCATTATTTAACGCTCCCACACATGGCAATCTGCTTGTCAACTTCCGACTGTTTCTTTGAGATTGCCATACCATCCGCAACACCGAGAATATAGTTGAAGTTTTCTTTGTCCAACTGTGATACTATTTCAGCTAGTCTTGCAAGGTCTTCTTTCTTTTTTTCGCTCATCTGCTCACTTCCTTTCTTGTTTTGTACTTTGTACATTATTAATATAGCACTATGTACATATTTTTGTCAATACTATTTTTTGTACAAAGTACAATTTTTTTATTTACTTTTTTAACATGTTGTAGTATATTATTAATAGGAGGTGAGAAAATGCAGAACCGATTAAAGCAAATAAGAAAAAAATTAGGTTGCAACCAGAATGAATTTGCAGAAAAACTCGGTATATCAGTTTCCAATATATCTAGCTATGAAGCAGGAAGAAGAAATCCGTCTGATGCTGTTATAAATCTGATATGCGAAAAATTTAGCGTCAATAAGGAATGGCTAGAGACCGGAAACGGCGAAATGTTCATTCAAAAGACCGAGAATGAAAAGATAGCTGAATTTCTTGCAGATGTACTGAAAGCCGGAGAAGACGATCAGATGTACAGATTCATAACCGCTATTTCAGAACTGGATGAAAACGACTGGAACGCAATCCGGAAGCTGGCAGAAAAGCTTGTAAAGAAGTAAAAAGAAAGACAAGGGCAATGCGCAAACCCTTGTCTTTTTCTTTTATCTTAAAAATCTCTTTATAAATGCATATATGGTTCGGAGATCATCCTCGTCCATGCACTTCTCTATTAATTCTATTATTTTCTCTTTAAGCTCTCCCATATCCAATACCACCTTTCTATTTGATACATAAAGTATACGAACGTATGTTCGAAAAGTCAATAACGCATCCATTTGTTTTTTATCCTAAACTTTCATTTTGCAAAAAAATGTCATAAAATAATGACAAAAATGTATTGTTTTATAATCATTTTGCTTTATAATGATGATATCAAAAGAAAGGAAAGGTATAAACGTATGGAACAAAACACAAAATTCTGTAAGCATTGTGGAGAGAAGATTGATATTGATTGTGTAGTATGCCCTAAGTGCGGAAAGCAAGTTGAGGATATTAAGAATTCAACCACTGAAAGTATAATTATCAATAATAGTGCTAATTCTTCTTCTAGTTCTGCAGCTCCTGTTTATTCGAAAGCACCAAAAGCAAAAAACAAGTGGGTTTCATTCTTTTTGTGCTTGTTTTTAGGATGGTTTGGAGTTCATAAATTCTATGAAGGGAAAATTTTATTTGGAATTTTATATTTATTAACTTTTGGTTTATTAGGTGTCGGAGTTGTAATTGACCTTATATTAATTATATTGAAGCCAAATCCATATTATGTATAAAAATTATGCCCCTCTATTAATGTGAGGGGTTTTTTTAGGGAGTTAAAAATGAACATAGCAATTTATCCAAGAAAATCAAAAAAAGATGATAATTCAGAATCAATGGAACAGCAAATAGACGATTGTAAAAAGTACATTGATAAAACTTACCATAATGCAAATATAATCGTTTATTCTGGCGATTATGCAATAACAGGGCATAGCACGGCAAAAAGAAAGGACTTTCAGCACATGATGGATGATGTCAGAGCTGGAAGAATCAATGCAGTCGTTATTATGAGATACGATCGTATAGCAAGAAATATGCGAGATTTCTGTAACCTATATCACGACATGGAAAGCGCAGGATGCAACTTGATATCAGTGAGTCAGCAGATCGATACTTCCACACCATACGGAAAGAACTTCATGTACCAGATGGCAAACATGGCAGAATTAGAATGGGCGGTTATATCTGAGCGATACAAAGACACCGCAGCTTATAAGATCCGTGAAGGGAAAGCTTACACTGGCAGAGTGCCCATAGGATTCAAAATAGAGAAAACAGATGGCGTAAAGAAAGTCGTACATGATAATGAGGAACAGACAAGGGCTATATTTGATTATTTATTGGCAACCAAAAGCAAGCGCGGCACTGTTTTATGGGTACGTGAAAATTTAATTCCAGACTTCACACGTCACAAATTAGACTCAATGATAAAGTCAGATTTATATATTGGTAAAGTGAGGGAAAATGAAAATTTCTGCGAACCTTATTTTACCAAAGAGCAAATGGAAGAAATAAGAAGTGTCAATCAGATAAAATACGCTCCGTCCGGTCATATATATTTATTCAGTGGATTATTCCGCTGTCCTATATGTGGCAGAAAAATGTCAAGTTTTTACAGTATAGACAGAAAGACCAAAAAGCACCGGCAATATCAAAGATGCTGGTTTGGTGGAAATGAGAAATTGCACAAAACAAAATTAGTGTCAGAAGCAAAAACAGAAAAATATCTTCTTGAAAATCTTGATGCAGCATTAAAAAATCTTGAATTTGATGTAAAAAAAGAAGCAGGTAAACCAAAGCGCAATTTGAATAAGAAACTTAATGATGCAATAGGGGAGCGTGAAAGACTGAATTACCTTTTTGAAAAAGGAAGAATTGATATCCCAGAATACGAAAAGAAATACAGTGTCTTATCAGAAAAAATAAATTCCATAACTGAGGAGTTGTCAAACAACAAAGTTGTAAGGATTGAGGAATTTAAGAAGCAGATCCCAGAAGACTGGAAAGAACTTTACGAACAACTAGATCAAAAAGGAAAACAAGAATTTTGGCATAGAATAATAAAAGAAATTTACTTGAATGAAGCCTTTGAAATTACTGGCTTTATATTTTATATCTAGGACTTGTACTAAATAACTATTTCCTAGCGGTTAACATTAATTAGTACAAGTCTATTAAAAATGGCGATTAGAAATTCTAACCGCCCTTTATTTTACGCTTTTACAATCGCAGCGTCAAATCCTGCCGATTTCAATTTTTCCTGCAAGGCAATAGCATTTGCTTTATTGCGATACGCTCCGACCTGTACACGATAAATAGAATCTTTATCACCTACGCTTGTCTCTGATCCAGAAGTTGCAGCATCGTCATCAGATGTGTTATTGGATGGTTCAATGTACTGCTGTCCGGTAATTCCGTAAACAATTGCACTTGCCATGCTCTTAAAGTCATACAGTGCTACATCGTCTTTATCATCCACGAAGCAACATTCAATCAGCATCGCAGGTGCTTTTGTGTGATTGAGCACGTAAAGCTTTTTGTTAATCTTCACACCACGATTTTTAAATCCAAGTGCTGCAATTGCTTTCACAATTTTCTCTGCAAATGGTTTTGCTTTGCTATTATCACTATAAATATATGCTTCTACACCTGTTGTCCGTCCGTTTCCAGACATATCCTTCGCACCTGCATTAAAGTGGATAGATACATCAAGATCAGCCGCATGAGAATTGCATTTACCTACGATGTTGCAAAGCACATTATTTGCACTTGTGCCATTGTCAACCGTACAGTCATACACGGTATGCCCAAGACCTTTTAACTGTCTGATAACCTCATTTTTAACATTTCTCGCTTCTGTTGATTCCCGGATGATTCCGATAGCTCCGCACGCTACTTTTCCGTCCGGGTTGTGTCCGGCATGTACGTTAATAACCATTCTTTTATTCCTCCTTCTTTTCAATATACTGCTTAAATAACTGGTGCAGTCCTGTGCTTGCTAAACCGCTGAATAAGCCACTTAATAAGATAGATGCTGTGATTGTCCATCCGTTGATCCAAATGGCTAAAAGCACACCTAATACCGCACAAATGGTAGGGATGTATTTATTATCCACATCCTTAATCCATTTTTTCACGACATAGCCTATACAAAGGCAAATGCCTACGATCACAGGCACCATAAATTCTGTTAAAAATCCTAAATCTGTCATGTTTAAATCCTCTCTTTCTGCTTCAGATGAAGCTCTTCAATTTCATTTTTCATCTTTGTGACCATTCCATTTCCGCCCAACGCATGATAGGCATTGTACATTTCCATAAAATTCTGGTAGGCATAGGATGGAATTTCTTTGAGAGCCATGTATTTATCATGGTACTCGATCAGTTGTACTCGAAGCAAAAGCATCGTTCCTCTACTGTTCGCATCTCTGTCTGACTTCTGATTTTTCAAAAGCCACACTATGTATCCCATTAATGCGGTCAGAACGATAGGCAAAGCAATCGTGTACGTTTCTTTTAACATCTCCATTGGATCATCTTCCTTTCTTTTGTATAATTCAATTATAATATTTCAGAATAATTTTTTTGTTCCATTTTACTTCGCATAACCAGAGTTAAAATGCTGCAAAAATAGCATAAGAACTAGTGGTGTATGTGCCATTCTCAATTTTAATTGTTTGTCCTGTTTTTAATGGTACAGTTTTATCTACAATCATAAGACCAGCATTATCACCATTATTAGTGTAAGGATTAAAAATGGGTACATTATTAATATATATTTTTGTATTTTGACCACTTCCGTGTGCATATGCAGACACGTTTACAAAGCAATCTCTTGTTGCTGTATAAGTTACTGTTGCACCAGCGGCGATGGTTGTATTACTTTTTAAAATTGTGCTAACGTCAATAAACGATTTCACATGGTCAAGAGCACTTACTGAACCGGCACCTCCTGTTCCACTTGCAAAGTATTTATATAAAGTACTGTTTTCTACTGATGCGGTACGTTGCTGTACAATCCCCCAAACAGTACGGGAGTTAATATCTACTTTTGAATCTGTAGATAGTACTCCTGAAAAAAAGTCTGCATTTGATGCAACTACATCAAACTCAATCGAATACATAGGAGTTATTTGCCCCATCAAATAATTTTTATTTATATAATCGCAGACAGTTTTTGCGTCAGCAGCAATATTTGGTAGTGCTAATTTGATATACGTTTTTTTTGAATTATTAACATTAGTTAAACTCTGGTTAACCTCATCAAATCCACCCTTGATCCTGTTCTCCAGATCATTCATCTCTTCAGCAGAAAAGGCATTTCCTTCTGCTGAGATCTGCCCCTCTGCTCTCGCTACGGTCACAAGTTCCGTGCTGCCGTCCTCATGTGTTAATTTTCTTCTGTTCGGGTACTCGGAAATACGATTCACCCATGTTTTCAAACTAAATGCCATGATAAAATCCTCTCTTTCTTATAAAAGTAATCCAATGCTCTGTCCGGCATAGATTTCTTCGCCTGCGTAATGAACAAAGTTTGAATTATAAACTTCATAAATGTCATGTAATATTTTCTCAATATCATTAATTTTCTGGTACGTGTTAATCGGCTGCTGTGGAACTTCCGGTGTCTCTACATACCGATAACCGGCATTCCGCAGTGCTGTCACATTCTTTAAAAGACTGTCAAAATATGTTTTATCCGGATATGTGGGGAGATTATCTTTACAAGTGACCAGAGAAATGTTCAGCAATTGTGCTATGACATAGCAGTTGTTTTCATTCCGCCTGACATCCGATAAGTTGAATGCGCCTTTCATCCCCTGCTGCCATTCCGTTTTTTCACTGTCTGTCATATTCTCCCAGCCTATATTCCGAAGTTCCTGTACACGGTCTACATCCGCTTGTGTACGATCATACACAAACCACGGCAGAATATACTCGATCGTATTCTCGTAGGTACTCTTATTTCCTGCCTCATCATACATTTCAAGATATATATGGTATAAGCTATCCTCTGCCACATCTACCGTTGCACGCCACTTCACCGGATATGCTTCATCCTGGATAAAAACTGTCTCAACACCATTTACAGTTCCGGCAACATAAGCGATGTCTGTTGACAGTTCAAAGCTGATCGTTCCGGATGCCATCAGCTTACCTCAACCGTGATAGCTACACTTGCACTCGTACTTACCGGATTTGGCGAAAGTGTGATTCCCTTTAATTCTGGCACTGTGGTATCAAGCTTGACGCTCAGTGTGATGCTTGTCGTCTGACCGGCTCCGTCCTTTGCAGTCACCACAATGCTGTTTGTTCCCTCTGCAAGTGTCACAGCCTTTGTAAAACTTCCGTCTGATCCTACTGTTACTGTTCCAAGACTTGTGCCATTTAAAGTCATTGTCAGTGTGATCGGACTTGATGTTGCATCATTGGTCTTTCCTGTCACGTTCAGTGCTGCTTTATTTGTGATAAATCCAGCCGTAGGTGATGAAATCGTAAGTGTTGGCGGCACAGTATCAATCGTGAATGCTGAAGAAACCACCGTTGCCGCATTGCCGTCATTATCTGACGCATTGATCGTGATAGTGTGGTTTCCATCATTAAGTGCCGTCTGTGGCGTAAATGTAAACTGATAACCATTTGTAATCCCTTTGCTTACCATTCCTGTGCTTGAAGTTGTGTATGTAGTGCTGTCTACTTTAATTTTTACAGATGACAGCTTAACTCCTGATCCACCGGCTTCATCCACGACTTTAAATGTGATAGGCTGCTTATTGTTTGTCACATGTGCGCCTTTTGATGGAGATACCAGTGTAATTTTAGGCTTCATCGTTTCTTTTACAACCAGTCTCAATGCTTCTCCCAAGGTGGCATCTGTAGCATCTTTCGTAACTACAGTTCCTGCATCATTGGTAATCTCAATTTTAATCGGATAATACTTGTTGGCCAGATTGTATGATGTGGTTGCAGGGGCTGTAATTGTTCCAACCCATTTTCCATTACTTAAAGTAAGATTCGTCCACACTCCATCAACCTGTACCCTTACTTTTACAATTGCCATTAAATCACTCCTATCTCCTGTCCAGCTATAAGTTCATGATTTCTGGACCTGGTATATTTTGTTTCTGTGTAATATGTCTCTACATCATCTGCCACAACCGTTATTGTTACTTTGGTTTTCGTTGTGACTTTCTGACTGGATAATTTTGCGCTATATATAATTGGTCTCATTTCCATTAGATGATCACATCTCCTCCCGTATATAATTCAGTTCCGGCAAATACATCCTCAGTAACGACAATTGAGTACCCCATGCACGTTGCCGTTGCGATAAATCCACCGGTCAAATCAAGCGTCTGGCTTTCAATCAATGTTGTCGATGTCTTGCCACCGATGGAATTTATATTCGCCCAATTTCCTACCTGCTCTAAGTCAACCAGGTACTTCATTCCCACCTTTTTTCTCAAGGCATGATAATCCAAAAGATAAGCGGCGATATCAGGTAATATATCAGCATTATAAATGGTACATCCACTGTACTTCTTTATATTTTCTGTCTCCCCGGATTCGATTTTATCTACACGTTTCTCATAAGAAAAAGTCGTGTTTGCATATTTAATACCTGTAATATGGCACTGTCCGGCATCCGGCATGTTAATGATGAGATAATTTGTTTTTACTTCTTTCAGCGTGCCGACACTTGCCGTGATGGACGATGGAAGATATGGACTTGAAAATGTAATCTTGGTATCTCCGGCCGGCAATGTTTTCTTATAAATGTCTGAGTTTTTTTCTTCCAATGCATAGTTTTTCATCTCAATATTCACACCAGAGATATATTTTTCAAGAGATACTTTCGTATTTCCATTAAATTTGCGATCCGTCCCGACAGTGGATTTCACATATCTGTCTGGCTTATAAACCTTGATGGTATCGCTCCGGCTGTCATCCGCAACCGCACCACACGCAAAGCATACCTGTTGCAATGCCTTACGGCACGTCTGGATGGCTAAATAGCCACTTAAAAGTATGTTGCCGACTTCTTCATCAATCTTATATTTTTTGATACCGGCAGTGGCAAATATCGCATTCAGTATCACTTCTGCGCGGACATTGTTATATATCTGTCCTTCATAAAATGTATACTTATCTAATAAACCAACTACATCAACCAGCTTAAATTTTGCAATATTCTTTGAAAAAGAAAAATCGTCGATGAAGAATGCTCCCATAGGAATCATGTTTCCGTTATTAAACTCTGACAATGTAACTTCCTGTGTTTTCTGAACACTCTTCCATGCTCCATTTTCGTTTTCTGCGTCAAAATCATTATTCATATCAACAATTGAAATATCCGCTTCGTTGATAGACAAGGTTGCAGAGGTCACATCAATGTCCTCCTGCACCTTGGCTGTCTGGATCATGTCTTTATCCCACACAATATATTTTCCATATAAAATATACTGAATCTTAATATATCTCTGTGGAAAGCTTGTTCTTACAAATTCAATCTCGATTTTTCCGTAATTCTGCACCTGATTATTGCAAACATAAATAAGGCTGTCCGGGTAAAATGTTTCTGTGATTAATTTTGTACCGGCGATTGTATACCATGTGATTTTCAACTCTGCTGGTGGCTCATCTTCAAAATAAAGTGTGATCGCTGCGGACGTGTGCTGCTCTTGGAACGTGACTGTAATCTTAGGATCTGTTTCAAAAGTACAATCTTCCTTCGATAACGCATCATTCCAAAATGCAATGTCTTTCGGATTTTCCGTCAATACGCTTTTACTTCCATCTAGCACAAATTGGTTCAGTTCAAAAGTCCCATAACTTTTCTGTTCCGTCTGTTCTGCAAATAACTCTATTGAACCTATGCCCTGGTTATCATCTGTCGTGACCGAAGCATCCGCAAGTGCGGTAACATCTATAAATTTCATTTCTGCCCTGCAATATGTTCTCATAAATGCCCCCTTACGGTGTCCTTGATGGTTTCTTGCTCGTCATTTTCCAAGACAATCCTTTATACTGCGCTCCGTTGTCCAGTACCTTTTCCACTTCATCTTTAATAGAGGAAAAATACCCATAAAAATCAAACTGCTTACTAGCATCCGGTAGTAATACATGATGGAATCTGTTATCGCAATCCGTGATATGATCTATCAGCCTGTCATACATTTCTGCATCATCGATCGTTCCAATTGAGATTGTATAATTCTTATAAAGTCCGATGCTCTCGATTTTAATGTCGCCGTCCTCTGTCCTCTCTGCATACTTTTCCAGAAAGTCCAGTGTCCTCTGGATAGACACCAGAGGGATATTATATGTAATTCCATCAATGATAAGTCCTTGCGTGTACTTATGTTTCATCTTATCCCTCCGCTATCCCAAGTCTTATTTCTTCATCCTGCAAATATGGCAGATTGATTCTTGCGAACTCTTTACCATCCACCGCCAGTACTACTGTCTTTGCACCGCTGTAGTCCGGCATTTTGCTTGCAAGCTTCGATGCAAGGTCGTCCATCCAGCCGGTGTTATTTTCAAGCGGCAGGACAGCTTCTCTTCCGGCTTCTCCGATTTCTGCAAGTGTCCTTCCGGTTGTTACGCCACCGTTGGCAAGACGAGGCAGATTTACAGTAGGAATTGTCGGAATACTTGGATGCCATGATCCGCCACCCAAAAAATCAGGTAAATCAAATCCAATGCTGTTAAAGCCAGAAATTAATGAATTGATACCATTAATAACACGGTTTACCATATTTTCAAACACCTGGATAACACTGTTCACAAAATCTTTTACCGATTTTTCTGCTTGGCGTAATGCTTTATCTGTGTCTTTCGTAAGTAATGCATGAATTGCGGCGAATACAAGTTTTACCCCTGCCAGCAAAAAATTGATCAGATCTAAAATAAAATCGACGCTGTCTTTTATATTCTGGCTCAGGTTTTCAATGATCGGCAAAATTACCGGAAGCACATTTTCAATAATCCATGCAATAATCGGCTGTAAAATATTTGTCCATAAATCGTTCAGTATGTCTATTACGATTCCCATTATTTCGAAAATATTATCAAACACAGGCTTTAAATGATTTTCATAGGTATCCTCAAACATTAACGCCAGATTCTGTAAAATAGGCTGCACATAAGTGTTCCAGAATTCAAGAAATTTTGCTATTAATTCTGACATTCCATTTTTTACATTTTCGATAAACGGATGAATATGTTCATCGTACAATTCTGTGATTTTATCGGTCACATGCTGTACACCGTCTGATATAGTCGTTGTTAAATCCGCAATCACACCAAGAAGTCCATCTAACGCATCTTTTAAAGCATCCTGATTTTCTACAAAAGGTGTCACGATGCAATCGATAATATCTTTTCCAAATTTTGCTGCATTCTCCGTAACCATCATGAACGCATCCGAAAAAATCTGAATCAGGTTTGCTGTGATCTGCTGTCCGTTTTCATCCCCGAATACAGAAAATACATTTGCGAATGCATCTGCTCCCTGTGATGCCAGCACTGAAATATCAGATGCTATATCAAACATGTCGATAATATAATTTTTTATATTTTCAGAATTACTTTCAAGATAAATAGATATCCCACCAAGAAGATTTTCTGCTATGGTAGCACCTATGCTCACTACAGATGCCGAAATGCTTCCAAGTGACCTTGAAAAAGTCATAGCAAAATTATCAACAGATGCAGAAACTTCACTATCTGAAAAAATATTTAAAAATGAATTCTTTATGCTTTCTATACTGGATTTAATATTATCAAATTGTAAAGAAACATCTAAATTGCTCCAGGTTTCATCCCATCCATTTTTTATAGAAACTTTTAATTTTTTTAAATAATCTATAAATGGCTGGATTTTATCTGATAATTCTTTTCCAGTAGGGACTTCTTCATATAAATCAGATCCGCCACTACCAGATCCACCACTACCGCTTCCAGAATCATTTTTCTGCAATACATTCAAGTCATCAAAAGCCGCCAATGCTCCAGCTGCTTTTTTGGCAGAACCGGATGTTTTATCAAGAGATGCCGCATAGTCTACCTGCTGCTTCTTTGCCTTTGTCCAAGTGCTTTTTCCGCTTATAGCCGCAATAAATCTATTCATAGCATTAATGGCATTTGTAAGCCATGTGCATAAGGTTACGATTGCCGGTGTTAATGCAGATATGATAGGCGCTGTCAATGCTCCAATAGAATTTTTCAATGTAGCCGAAGCACTTGCCATTTCAGACATTTTTCCATTAAATTCAGAAGAATACTTCGCCATGTTCTGTATACCTTCTGTAAATGCCTTGGATATGGTCTGAGATACTTGCATAACCGCACCGAATATTGCAAAACTAATTACGGTCTGCTTTATTCGTTTCGCCATGTCAGATATTAAGCCAGATGATTTTTTTGCTGATTTTCCTACTTTTTCAATATCTTTTGCACCAGCACCAATAGATTTCTCATTGGAAACTGTTTCTCTCATCTTCTGATTAAGAACTTCCTGTTTGTTCTGTACATCAAGAAGCTTTTCAGATAATTTGCTATATTCTTCTGTAGTTGTAGGATCTATAAAAGCAGTTCCGGAAGATTCCATTGATGCAAGCTCACCTTTTGCATATTTAATTGAGTTTGTTAATTCCTCAACATCGTATTGCATTCTTTTAAAGGTTGTGCTTTTACTGCTTCCACCTGTTTCTAAGAATTTATCCATTCTGGCAAGAAGTTTATCAAGAGACGCAGTATCTTTTTCTATTTGCATCTGCACAGCCTTATATTCCTCTGTTGGAATCTTTTGACTTGCCAGTTCTTTCAGTGCCTTGGAAAACTTATCAGCTTCTCTTGCAAGCTTCTGAAACTGTGATTCCATCTGCATGAGCTTACTTGATGCTTCTCCATTTTCAATCAACGTTTTTATTCTGATTTCGCCATCATATTCAGCCATGCTAAAGTCCTCATTTCTTAAACTGTTTCAATGCTTCCTGTTCTGTTTCTTTCTGCTTTCTTATTTCTTCCATCATACGATCGTAATCGTCTATCTTTTCTTTTTCTTCGCTGGTATACTCTTTTTCTGATTGTTCCAAAGCATATATATTTTGTGCGTTTCTGATTGCATCTTTTTCTTTGGAACTCATGTTCTTTTCAATCTTCTTCTGTCGGATCTCAATTACCTCCATGAGAGAAGATAATCTTCTTGGCATATTCCAGATCAATCCATTAAATTTCCACCAGTGCATATCTGCTACGGACAAATCAATTCCGTATATCTGCAAAAAATCTGCGTATATTCTCCATTGATCTACATCATAGTCAATAAAACGCTTTGTATTTTTGCTACTGCCGGTATTGTCGTGATACCATCCGTTTAAATACCAGGAAATACATTCATTTAACTCATGGTACTGTGGATGGTCTCTAAGTTCTCCGTATTCATCAGAGAACATAAGATAAAGAATAGAAGTTGTTTTCTCGTACTCATTCATTTCTTTGTCATATTGCAAAATATAAATCTGCATACCTATGCGGAAATCGGTATTTACTTTGTATCCGTTCCATTCAGTAGGCAAATTGTCAAGCATGACATTGTTCATTATTTTGCCCCACGTCTTCTTACATTGTATCTGTTCTGCACCTGTTCAAAACGTTTATTGAAAAGCTTATTCATAACAGGGATAACCTGCTCTACAAACTCCACAATCGCAAGTTCATCCGGGACAATATCTCCGTAAATCTGTTTCATGGCATCTTCGCCAAACAACCCATCTATACTTTCCGTAATCTGCTTAAGATATTTTACACGAATGCTGTTCAGTTCTAATGCTGCATCCACATTCATATCATCCACATTCATATCGTCTTTGTGGTTATTTCTCCATTCGGCTGCTTCTTTTTCACAGTTCTCAGATATATTATTTAATTTATCAATTACACCTGAAAACTTCTTAGCTGTGTCTGCATTCGCTGTATCTACTGTTATAACTGTAATAAGATCTCCGTCTTCGTCTTTTATTGCAATTTTTTTTATGCCACTGCTTAATTTAATTTCTTCCATTTTTAACATCCTTTCCTAATGTGGGACACCAAGGAAAGGCAGGCATCCCACATATGCTAATTTTTAATTAACACCTATGAAATTGGGTAATCTTCATCCAAAGCCAAAGCGCTTACTTTAGGCGCCCATGTGAACGATCCATCACCAGCAATAGTGATTGTTCCCTGTTCTACATCTCCATTTCCATTAATCTGGATTGTAGACTTTAAAATATCACCACCTGATCCACCAGTGCTTGATGCACATACAGTTACCGGGATACGAATACAATCTCCCGATCCGCTTGTAATATCAGCTTTAAAGAAGCGATAATAATATGTCTCACACTGATCTCCTGTTGGAAGCTTTTTGAAAATGTCATTAAACGCTGTCTGCATTTCATCTGACAGATGCTCTCTTTCCGGAGACATTGAAAATGCATATCCTTTTACAGAGTTGCTTGCATTTTTCATGTTTACATACTGTGTGCTTTCTGTGTTAGGTCCCCAGTCTTCTGTAAGTTCTGTGAAACCGTCACCCATTTCAGCAAGCTTTTCACTTTTTCCACCCATAAGGCTTCCAATATCCAAAAGTGAGACCATGTTAGTTCTGTCTTTTGCCATGAGTATTCCTCCTATTTTTTATAAAAATATTTAAGCTGCATATTAATTGCTAATTCTGTTGTTTTTCCATCTGCTGTACCGCAAAATACATCCGATGTGCGGTTGATTTGTTCTACAACAAAATTTTTATCTTTTAATGTAAATTCTCCACTCTCAAGAAACTTTGCAATGCATTCAAGCAGATTGCTTGCTGCAATATTATCCTTGTTTGTTGTTGGATTGCTTTTGTATACGATCTGGAACGTCATTTGTCCGACATAAGAACCGCTGACATATTTTTTCAAATAAACTGGATCCTGCGCCGGAAAAACTCCAATAGACTGAGTATCTTTTATGCTGTTCCATAAGATTGTTGAATTTGATGGTTTGAAACCGGGCGGAAAATCTGGATAACTATTTATCATATCAAGAATAGCTCTTTGCGCCGTTTCTGCATCTGATACAAGCATTATTTTTGTCTTTTCATCCAAATCATTTACCTCCAATCTCAAACCTTGGTATAAGGCTGTAAACACCGATAGTATTCACTTTGTAGCAATTCCCTTTTTCATTTACCATGTACTGGAAGAATTTACCTGGATAATCGTCTGAATTAATTAATCCAACCGGCAATTCCCTATCAATGAGAAGTTCATCTTTTTTTGCAATCACTACAAAGTCAAAATCATTACTTCTTAAAGTGAAATGCTTTAGCTTTTCTTCTTCGCTCATGTTCTCCCAGTCTGGCGGATTAACATAATTCAATGTGCCATCATTCGGGATTTTTACAAGAAAACTATCTGCATCTTTCATTCCAGATTTGCTTATGTTCTCTGCCTGTGTAAGCTCGATTCTTACATTTTTAAACAGTGTACCGAAATAATATTCAGTTTCTAAAGTGTCGTTGTAATGCCTGTTATATAAAACCACGGCATCTTTATATCCGATTCCCATAAGCTAAACTCCCATGTACAAAAGGTTTTCATGCCTTGAATCGACCATTCCGGCTAGGTAATTTGATACAATATCGTAGCACTTACTGTTAAGTGCTATTTCTGATTTTGCAAGTTCTACCAATGTCGAAGAAGATGCTCCGGCATCATAAGATACTGATTCACTTCCAGAAGTCATGCTCTTAATCATTTTCCCTTTTACAGTTCCGTCCGCATTTGCAATAACACCAAAGTTATTGACTGCCGCGGAGTACTCAGATACATTCTTTAGCAATTCAGCTATTTCGCAGGTGCAATCTTTGATATTATCCCACCATACATCCTCTGATTCTGGCTGAGGATAAAACACAATCCTGTTTGATGTGATCGCATTGATTCTTCTTTCTGCTTTTCTTTCATATGGAGCAAAGTCTTCTTCGCTTTCGAACAAACTTCCACCATATTTAGTTTGGTAATATTCAAAATCTACATATGACATTGCTCCACACTCCTTATTGCTGTGATAAGATTTCGCTGATAATATCAGCTTTCTTTGTTGCGGTCAGTGAATACCCTTTCCTCTCTGCCAGTGCCTTGATTTCTGCAACTGTAAGAGAGTTTAAGTATTCTTCCGTAAGTTCCCCACTAGCATTTACCGCCTGTGTAGTGGGATCTATTCCCCCGGTGTGATTGAAACGTTAGCTACTGCATCAATGTACTCTGCGAAAAGTACAAATCCTAACAGTGCATAAGTTACGCTGGTTGCGCGATCGTAATCGCCTTTTACCTTAAATCCGATAAGATTTGTTTCTCCGCTGACAGTGTAAGAAAGACCGGCTTTCTCAAAATCTCCGTCAGATGGATCTACATAATAAGCAACGATGTTGTTTACAGGTGTTGCCAGAATTTTTCCTGCTGGGATTTCGTTGTCAGAGCAAAGGAACATAATGTCTGCTCCGAGGAATACCTTAATATAGGTAAGTCCGAAGGCTGTCTGCAAAGTAATGTTTGAATCTCCAAGATAATCATAGAAATCCATGATATTTGCAAACACTGCAACTCCTGTAGCAGTTTTGTGCATTGACTTAAACTTATTCTTGACAGATCCAATAGCTTTAGCTACAGCCATCTGAAATGTTTTTGTAGTGTTTGTAAGTGTACCAGTTTTCAGATAGTTGTAGAATTTTGTTGTAATTCCATCCTGCAGGTCTGTCTGGAACTCTTCGTCTGTCATTTCACAAGCTACTTCATATCCATGATCCTTGATTGCTTCGACAGAAACTTCTTTTGCATATTTTTCAAGAGTAATCTCAGAATAAGGTTTCTCTTTTACCGCATAATGTGTTCTTGGAATCACATCGCCTTCTGCTACAGTCCCACTCTCTAACGTTCCTTCTGCATATTTGCTTTTAAGAATAGTTCCGGGCTGTTTTCTAATTGCTCTTGAAATTCCGAGAATTTCTCTTAAAGCTTCCCAGTTTCTTTCAAAAGATGTAACAAAATCAATTTCCCTTGCCTTTACATCAATGTCTCCTGTTGTAATCAGTCCTTCGTTTGCTGCAAAGAACTGCAAATTTGTGTTCATCGTTAATCTGTTTTTGTTCATATAAAACTCCTTTACTGTTGGAATAAAGAAATGTTTTCGGCAATTGCTTTCTGACGTTCTGATCTATCTTTGATAGATAAAATGCTCTCTCTTGTTGCATGCTTATCACCACCGGGATCATTTTCATTCGGCTTTGTAAAACGCGCCGGCGGAGTCTGCTTATTTACAAATGCATTTGCATCTGTCTTTTTAGCTTCCTCAATAAGATCACTGAACCCTATCAGCTTTCCATTTTTCACGCTTACGCTTTCGGAAATGTCTTTCATAATGGCTTTCTTTGCAGATTCAGAAGTAAACTCGATTTCCTCAAATGCTTCTTTCAAAAGTTCATTCTTCTCATGCTCTGCGATTTTGGCTTCGTAATCTTTTTTGGAATCCTCTGCCTGTCTCTTCCAGTCATCACGCTCTCTTAAAATGTCTTCCGGGCTTTTTCCATCCAACCCTTCAAGCATTTTCTCTGCTGATTCTGCACGGGTTTTCCACTGTTCGGATTCTGATGAAGCTTTTTTAACTTTGTCTTCCATTTCTTCTTTGGAATACAGCTCTTCACCCATACTCTTTTTAAGAGATTCTTTCTGTTCGTCTGAAACTTCAATTCCGAGTTTCTTTAATTCGTTTGCTACGTTTACCATGTTTCTACCTCTTTCTTTCCAAGTTGTTACTCCGGTCAGTCCGGCACGAATGAGTTGCTATTTACTCCATAGCTGGCAATTGGGAATGAAGGAATCGAACCCTCGACAACCCGGATATAAGCCGTGTCTTCTTCCACTGAATTAATTCCCAAAAATAAAAAAGCACGCCCAAAATAGGACGTGCCATGCATCATCCTATAATTATTCTAGGTTAGCGAACAGAATCCCTTTTTCTGTCCGGTACTTTTAATATTCTTTTCAATATATATTTTAACCTATTTTAAACAACTTTTTGTACCATTTTAAAAAGGGCAGATTTCTCCACCCCTTTTTGCTATTTCCCACCGAAATACCTTCTAAGTACTTCTTTTTCTTCTTCCACAATGCAATCCTTTTTTAATCTGTTGCACTGGTCGTATATATACTTTCCGTACTCTTCCAATTTGGCTATCATTGCATTTTTATTTTCCAATGTAGGATTTTTAATGTATTCTTTTTTAAGCCCTATATAGTCCTCATACTGCTTTATAACATCCATTTTCAATTACCCCATTCAAAATATCATCTGCTATGCCAACGACTTCTTTTCCATAAAGAGACAGAAAATCCGCTACGATTTCCTCTACATTTATTGGAATGTGGCAGTCATATGAAAATGAAGCGCAGTGTACCAACTCATGAGATAGAACTCTCTCTAACAGACTTCCGCTTAATGCATTTGACAAATAAACCGTTCGTTTGCTCCAATCTGTAACACCAAGTGTAATTGTTCCGTCTGAACGCATCAAACATTCACTATTAGGATTTACATATAAAATATTCCATTCAACATCATTCATTTTAAACACTGCGCTCACCTCTTAGATTTTCTGTAACATCATCTGTAATTCATTTCTCCACATCTGCTTTTCTTCCGGAGCTGCATCTGATGTCATTTCAGTAATATCCATCTGCATATCTCGCAAATAATCTTTTCTTGCTTTTGCACGCTCTTTTTTATCTTCCTCTGAATTGCCATGATGGTTTTCTCTGGTCTCCATATAAGTACGTCTGGAAATACCGGCTTTTCCCTCTCTGGAATCCCTCTGATATGATCTATCTCCCATCATTCCGGTATCTGTATACATCCTTTTCAGGTCTTTCTTATCCATGTCTCTCATGTGCTCTGTATCTTCGTAATCATCCGGGTACATGTGATAATATGGGGGTTCATCATATCCTCTTCGTTTTCCTCTGCCCTTCGGTGCAAATCTTCCATTAGCATAACGATACTGATCATAGTATCTTCGGTCATCCCCATACTCTAAAAGCTTCTCCATGATATCTGCTTCGTCCGCTTCGTTCATTGCCTTAGTAATTGTGGCATAATACTCTGCTTCTGACAGATCCTTTATCATGTCGATCACTTCTCCCATTTCTTCTGTGTTGACATTCTCAATCCCTTTTTCAATCTCACATAAGGATTTTTCAGCAAGGCATTCAAGCATTTTATGAATTCTTTCAATATGCATATACTAAGCCTCCCTTACTACGATTAAATTACTGTTCTGTACCTCGATAGTCTGTCCAGATGTATTCTGAACCGCTATTGTGCTGCAACATCCACAAGGAACATCTACATAAACCTGTGCAGATACATTGAACATGTTTTCTACTGCCGCAGGTGTCACGATCATTCTTGTAGACTGTAAAGGTTCTCCGTCAATTGCGATTGCAAGAGAAATAGCTTCCACCGTTCCACCGGTTGGAATCTGGATATTTCCGCTGTAAGATACAAGGAATCTTGCTTTGCACTGGTTTGTGATTCCTCTTAATTTAACGACTCCGCTTCCCTGTCTGTGAACGATACATTTTGTTCCGCAAACCGGTGTCTCAGTAAATGCGACATCTTCTCCTTGCAGGACAGTCTGTAAAGCATTGGCTGTAAATTCTGACATGATATTTTCCTCTCTTTCAAAAATATAAGGGCAAACATTGAAGTCTGCCCTTTGTGTTTAAGTAATACTGCTATGCAGACATAATCTTGTCGATTAAGATACTTTAATTATTCAGTTGTAATTAACATCCGCATCCATTGTTACAACCGCATCCATACGGAATGTATGTGTTCGGGTTTGGCACCTGGTATGCTGGGATTGGTGATGGATTAACAGCGTTGATAATATGATTTGTCTGTGCTGTCATAGCGGTAGTCAGAAGTGCGTTCTGTCTATCCTGTGATGCTGCAAGTCTCAAATCATTATTTTCTGCCTGCAACGTTGCGATCTTATCCTGGCATAAGTAGTCAAGTATCGCTCTTGTTCCGGCATTCTGGCTGTCGATAATATCTCTCGTGTTGTTGTTCATGGTGTTCTGTAATGCGCAAGTGTTCTGCGCCATGTTGAAGTTTACACCCTGGATAGCTTCACGAGTTTCGCAGCAACAATTTGCAAGCTGAGACTGAATAGCATTTGCATTCTGCATTCCTGCTACTGTGTCCGCATTAATTGCCTGCTGAATGGTGTTAAAACCTGTCAGCATTCCGTTGTTTACTGCATAAAAGCCATCACAAAGACCATTTGTAATGCCATCAAGTTTACTTATGACTGCTGAATTGTCAAATCCTCTCTGGATATCAGCCTGTGTAGCCGCAGTTGCGGTATAACCGCCACCACCATTACCACCGAATCCATAACCGCCCCATCCACCGAATAAGGCAAAAAGGATAATGAGAACCCACCAACCACCATCGCCCCATGCACCATCATTACGGTTTCCACCAGTAACGGCGGCAATGTCCGCTAAACTTGGAGATGAATTAAACATATTTGTTCCTCCTAATAAAATTTATTTATACATAATCTTGCAAGAATAGTATCAATGTTTAAACTGGCTCATGATTTCTTCTGGGTTAATACCTTTTTCTTTGCATAAATTTCTAGCAAGCTGTTCCAGCCCTTTACTGTCTCCACGGTTCATCATGTCGAATGTGTTTTTCATGATCGGATTATTTGAAAATTGAGAGTTGCTCATCATTTGACTTAATATCATCTTAGGGTTTCCACCGCACTGTATCATCTGCATTAAATTCATTCAGAATCGCTCTCTTTCTTTGCTCTGGTAGTCCTCTGGGACTGAGTTATTTTAGCTTCTATCTGGTCTAATCGCTCCATTATCGGGGCAAACAATGTTGCCGTGTCTTCTTTCGGTAATTCGTTCTGCTTTCCGTCTAGCTGCGGTTTGTATGTAACTGTCTGAATAAGCCCATTAGCACCCCACGATTTTATATATATCTCTGATCCATCTGCTTTTGGGAAAATGGCAAATGGTGCATTCATGGGAACGTCATTCGCTGTGACTTCCTCAACAGAATTAACCGTTCTTCCACAAAGTCCAGCTTGTTGCGGCATGATCTGCTGTGGGAATTGCTGTTGAATCTGTTGTGGCTGTTGATATTGAGGATAAGAATACTGGTTATATCTCTGATACTCGTACATAATAAACCTCTCTTTCTATCTTTATTTTATTATTAACAATACAATTGAACCACCCCAGTAAAACCCCATTAAAAGGACACAAAAAAGACACCCTTAACGGATGCCTTTAATGAGGAGAAAGTTATGTGAAATGTTGTCCAGTTACCTTAAGAATTTTATGTTGCATTTTTACGTTGATACGTCCTGCTGTCTTCGTTGAAACATGCATAATTTCTGCACATTCTTCCAAAGACTTTTCTTTCTTCCGTAAATCAAAGAGCGTTTCTTCTGTCGGTGTGAAATCACACAATTCTTTTATATGCTCTTTTTCTTCTTTGGTAAAGCACGTAACAATGTTTTTCATTTGCTTTACCTCATTTGGGGAGTTTCCGGCTTTGACGGTGAGTTTTTGTCTCGCTTGAGTTCCACTACATTAATTAAAGAAAGGTGGATAACCAAGTATGTATGGTTAACACATTATTATAATAACATATTATTCCATTTTCGTTGTACCATTTTTTTCAATTTTATTTTTATAAGCCGTTGCTCGTCCATTTGTAATCGCAGACTGTTTTCTATTAAATCCAGAAACCTTCGTTCTATCGCCTTGCAATTGAAGATCATTATTCTTACAGAATGATTGAAGCCTTTTATTCTGCATTCGCAGTTTATATGCCAGTTTATCATATTGAGGTTGCAAAATCTCTTTTACATCTGTTTCGGCAATCATATCAAGTTCCTGTTTCTTTGCCATAATTTCACGCTTTGTTTTACGAATTTCTCTTTCAAGAAATCTCTGCTTCTGCTGCAAATCATAAAGCTTCTGGCTTTCATCTGCATTTATATTCACATTTCCGTTTTCATCAAGGTACTTATTTACCATTCCTTTTCGCCACGGACCATGTGAATGTCTGCAATTATATCCGTGAAGTCCTAAGAGATTTACAACAGTTCCCTTTCCGGTTTCAAGGTTTATGGTATAACCTGTACTTTCAAGAAGATTCGGAAATCCTGGTTCGCTCCCGATTATTTTATATGCCTTGCCTTGCCAATGATCGTGAGATGGAATCCCTGTTGGATCCTTTTTATCATATCTGGCACCCGGATGCGCTGATACTAGAACATACTCTATTTTATTTTGCGCAATATAAACGTTCGTCACTTGTGCCGCGGTCTGATTCATAGATGTGACGATGCAACATCTCACTGCCGCTTCAAGAGAACGCTTCGTTCCGGTAGGGTATTCTACCATAACACCAGATTCTGCATATCTATCCAGAACTTCGCAGACTGCACTGCTGTAAGACTGCATTCCAGATGCAACTCTATAATCAACCTCATTCAGCATATTGAGCAAGTCTTTCTGTGTCTGGTTAATGGTTGTCTTTGTCAAATTATCAAGTTCACCTGATGTTTTTATTAACTCTGCATTCATTGCCAGAATTGCCATATTATTTTTTAGCGGAGATATAATATCGGATGCTGATATCTGTGTTAAGACTTCCTTATCATCTGAGAATGATGTCATAACACTATCCCTTAATAATCTGCGAACCTCATTTCTCGATTTTCCAGATATTTCAGATATTCTTTTTACAATCTCTGTGTTATGCAGTCCCATCTGTTGGAGTTTCCACAATTCTCGATCGGCAGTTCCTGACAATTCACCGGATTTTATCAATCGTGTTGCAATGTCTGATATAATCCAATTTTCAAGATCTTGATACATTTCAACCAGTTTATCAGTTTTTCCGTAAAAATAATCCGGTCTAAGCATTATCCTTTTCCAACCTCTCTTTTAACAAGATCTATCCACTGCTTACCGTGATTTTCTTTTGCAGTTTCAAACCATCGTTTACCTGTTCCCGGTGTGTGATATTTTAATTCTGTTCCTGTCGGATACTTCTTTTCTCCACTGTTCGCCCATGATCTACCGTCTGCCGTCAAATAAAGTTCGCCTACATACTGATAATGCGCATAGGGGGTATCTACTGTAATTAATCCGGGTTCTTTTATCTGCGTCTTGTTTCTCAAATCGCCCTGCTGCATAGGTGTGTATTTTCTCATGTCATTTACAACCTGCTCGTCAAGAACATTCTGAGCATTTCTCAAATTTTCATCCATTCGCTTTGTATCAAGCTTAATATTAAAGCTTCCAATGACTTTATTATATTTCATATTAACGCATCCATTTCTATCACTTTTCTAAATAAAACTTAATCGTCTCTATCGCAGTCTTTTTCTGAAGCTTTATTTGAATCATCTCCGGCGATTCAGGTTCAGGGATAATATATCCACCTTTTAAAATACCATTTTTTGAAAGCTCCGGTATCCCTTGAATTATTTTACTCCTCACCAAACAGACCACCGCTGTTCCTTTCCGCATCTTCCTGCGCTCTCTCTGCAAACATTGCATCTACTTCATCATCATTAAATCCCTCGTATTCCTTAAGGTATTTACGCTTAGAATAAATACCTTGAATCATTAAATTATATGCTCTGGATCTGTCCTGTTCGAAGCTTGCAAGCAAATCTTTAAAATAGAATATATCTTCGTCCGGTACATCATCATCCAGTGCATCCACATAGCCGGAAGGGATTCCGTAAAGGTCACAGAATACATTGATTGCATAAATTAGATTTTTCAACGCTGTTTTTATGCTTTTCCGAATATCGTTAATCGTCTCTACAGTCTCATTATCGTCACTTTCAACCTGTGTTGCTGTCAATCTTCCAGATTTTCTGTCAAGGATAAACTGCCCTTGTGAGAATCCGCATTTTGTCGAAATCATAGAAAGAACGCTGTTAATGTCTGTGATTCTGTCAGAAGTAAGCATGGTCGGGACATGTTCATCAATCGTACTTTTTGAATCCAGCCCCAATTTCAAGCCTTTAACGAACCGAGGAAGCTCTACTGTTGAGGAACGGATGCCGCCTTTTCCCTGTTTTGTCATGGCGTTCTCATCAATGAAAGTAATGTGCTGAGAATCCTCAACCTCATTTCCTTTTTTACTCCATGCTATATCGAGATCTCTAAGCTCCATAAGTGCATTCGAGAAAATCGAGACACCTTCCGGAGATGAGTAGTCGATCGTATTATTAAATGGAGTTTTCAAATAGGCGAACAGTGGCTTTTCTACGTTCATAATATGAACGACTTCTTCAATTGAAGACCATTCCGGAACGTCATGCAGTTCTATCTTTTTACCAAGTGAGTTACTGCTATTTGACTTAAACGCTCTGTTCTGGATCTCGTACACGTTCATATCTTCGCCCTCTTTATTTTTTGAGGTCGTGAAATGATGGTATTCAAGCCGGTAGTAGTACACTTTATCTTTTAAAAGTCGATTAATAAAAATGCATCCTCTTATATCTCCGTTGCTGGTCTTTTCTGTAATCGCAAAGTCCCACGGCATAATATAATCGATCATGTTGTCTGGATTCATCGAGCCGTTCGGCTTTAAAATAATTCCACCAACTCCGAGCATATCTTCGACTTTGTCTCTGATAGAAGTGTCAACCATTGCCCTGATGCACTTATTAATAAAATCAGCTCTCTCTGAACCTGTTACGCTCACTGATAAATCCATACATGCTTTCTTTGCTGTGTACTGGCAGAGGAATTTTGCGAAATTTATTGTCCTAATGTCATTTTTTTTCGGATCAACCCAGAAAGGACTCCCCTTAATGATGTCGTTCCATCTCTGCTGTGAGTTCTCAATCTCTGGAGAAGTGATAAACTCTACATTAAATTCTTTCTCTGCATCTGTTCTAAAAAACTTCATGACAAACCCCTTTACTCTTGTGAATATGTTCATACGTTATCACCTATAAAATCATAGTAAATGCATTATCTTTCAGAAAAATTCCGTGATTTGTCTCGGTAAATACTGGCTCTGTACCTTCGTATATTTTCAAGTCAACATCCTTCCGAAGAATATCATCTTTGCTATTATCTGAAATACACGCAAGCACTTCTCTTGTGTCTTTTTCAACTACAACATAATATTTCATGCAACCACCGCCTTAAATTCCAATCTGTTCAAATGCCACACTAATTTTGTGCCACTGAATAGCAAGCCAATCCACTAATTCTTCATTATTCGCCCAACTGCAGCTATCAAGACCGGACTCATACAAAAATGCGTGGATCAATTCATGCCTTTTGACAGATTTTTTATATTCTTCCATGTTCCCCTTTGAATTAATATCTGTGTCTTCCATTCTGTCGATTACACATGTTTTTGTACTGCTATCACAATATCCGTCTTTGCCGGTAAGTTTTGGGTCTTCATTCTCCGTAGCTTCATTTATTGTGTATTCAGTTCCCAGTACGTTAATCTTCATATTCTTCTTCCTCCTCATCTTCCTCATCATCATAAAGACCGTCATTCCTTCGGCTGGTCATGATAATCCTGTTTAATGCATAAATGTTTGCCATAATCGTGTCTTCTTCTAAGGTCGGGTATGCATCCGAGAATGAACCATCTGGAAGCTGCTCATGCTCTGCCTTTGTAAACTCTCTTTCTGTATTCGGGCATCGCTCCGGATCAATGACAATCTTATTGCACCGCTGCAACCACTCCCAGCAGTAATCTCTTCCTTTTCCGCTCCCCCATCTTTTCTTTGCCCCAATCGCATTGAATCCCCAGTCCTGCATCTCTGCTATTCCGTCCGGTCTGGCAGAATCGCAAATGATCTCTACATTCATAAACTTCTTTATCTTTCTGGCAAAGGTAGAGTTTTTACATTTTTTAGAATACACTTCGCCGAAAATGTAAAGTGTGTCCGTTTCGTAATCATAATAATTCTGGCTGAATACCTGTGGGTGTGTATATCCGAAGTCTAAGCCGTGGTTTACTGTATCGAATGTCATTAACTCATCATCCGATATTTTTCTGATTTCTAAATTGTCAAAGATGCCTCCGCCTGTTCCAGTGACTTCTCCGAGATAATTATTTTTATAATATAATGGTTTATGAATCCTAAACCACTCCGCACGTTCGAAGAATCGTTTTCCTAACCATTTCACCGGGACATTATAATAATAGCTGTGACAGATCCGTGTCTGTGGCTTATTTTTACATTCTTCAGTGTACTCATTCATAAAGTTATTTTTTGACTTTGGAGGATTGAAGATTTTTATGTCAAGTGCTGGTGTATCTGCTCGCAGAAATGTATCCTCTATGTTATCCATTTGCTCAACGCCTGCCATCTCGTCACACTCTTCATGGATTAAAAGCTTCACATATCCGAAGGGAACGTTGAACGATTTCAAGCTGATCGGCTTATCTGCTCCCACAAACATTACCATCTGCCCGGTCGGCTTATACACCGCACACATTGGAGACTGCTTAAAGTCCCAGTTATCCAGATCATTACACCGGATCACGACCTTCATAAACTGATTATAAACTGATCCTCGCAAGTCGACCTTATATCGTCTGGTATATACGATATGCGCCTGAGGATCCTGCCGAATGGTCTCATATGCCAAGTCTCCCCAGAAGTTAGACTTGATAGAGCCGCGCCCACCCTTCGATATGATCTCGTGTATGTCTATCTCTCCAGTAAAAGCTTCATGCACCGTTCTGTAAATTTCCACAAAGTCGGATGTTATGTCTGTGATAGGGATCGTCCAGAGTGCTGCCTTTTCTCTCTTCTCTTTTTCTTCTGCTTCAAGTTTATGCTTTTCTGCAATCGTCAAAGCTTTCTCCAGTCCGTCCATTGCCTTAAGCTGATCGGAGAAATCTGGAGAGAATCCAAGACCGTCCACGACTTCACCCTTTGCTATTTTACTTCTTCGCTCCTGGATCTCTGCTAGCGACATGATATCCCTGTGCTGTTCTTTCTCGATTTGCTCCATTTTTTCCGCTATATATTCTGTTATGACAGTTTTTGACAGCAGTTTTTGAGCACTTCGATTTGCGCCATTCTCACTATAGCCTGCGCTTATATATGCCTGTGTGGCATTCCCACCATTTTTTATATACTCGTCTGCAAATGCTTTCTGTTTCTGTGTGAGTTCTCCCTTCATCCGCTCACCGCCCATCTCGCATTTCGTTAATTGCATTTACTATACGGTAAGTGTCCTCTGCCATCTTCTTTACATTCTCCGGCTTTCTTAATTCCTCTATTGTCTTTTTAAATACATCTTTTAGCTCCGGATCATCTCGAAACCGTTTCTGAATTTTCTTTCTGGAACAATCGAGACAAATATCTATTCTCTGCTCCTGCGGCAGTATCTTTCCGCATTCTCTGCATTTCGTCATTTGCTTACCTCCTTATAAATTTCAAGCAAGCAGAATATTACTTCCGGTATAGATGCCGTTTTGAGAATCTCATAATCTTCCGTTTTCCATTCTTGTCTATTTTTCTTAAAGGTGTACACTGGTGTAATAATTCTGTAAATTGTGATCATGCGCTTCTGGTCTTCACTGTAGAATTGATTCTGATTTATTTTTATAATTAGTCCACGCTGTACAATTGCAGTTTGAAGCTTTTTTACTTTTCCTTTTAAATTTGCCAAGGCGCACACCTCCCATCATTTTACTTATAATTTTATTATAAGATATTTTTTAATTGTTTTTGTTCCATTTTTAGGCATAAAAAAAAGCGGCTATATTTCAAGCCGCTTGTATGCTTTTTTAAAGCACATACATAATATAAAAAGTTTTTCCGCCATCTTCAACGATTCCCCAGTCTGCAACCGGGATCTTTTTTTCAATCATATTTCTGTATGCTTCCCGGTCTTCCTCTTCAACGCCCCATTCGTCAAGATAGTTTTCTAAATTCTCTTCCAAGTCTTCAATAATCATGGCTCCGTCTTTCAAATGCTTTTCCGCTTCTGATCTGGTGTCGCCGTCTTTCATTAACAGCTCAACTTCTTTTTCTCTTGTCATTCCGTTATCTCCTTTTTTAATTAATGAACTAGGTTTTTACTCGTCAATTTCCGGTAGAAATTCTCCGATATGCAATTCTTCCGCAACGATCCTGTACGCTTTTCTGATTGTGCTAGCTCTATTTACCAGATACTCCCAACCCTGCACGTCTTTTTCTTTCCAGTCTCCCATGTACTCGGCTTTCACTTCGTCATCAAGATTAATAAAATCCATGATGTCTGTGTCATGTCTGTTTTCAATTTCCTTCATGAGTTCATCCAACTTCTTATAACATTTTCTTAATTCTTCCATAGTTTTATTCACCTCTAAGCTCTTTCTCTTAATTCTTTAACTGTATATCTTTTATGCCACTGCTTATATTTTTCAAATGGGTTCTCTTTGCTCCAGTCTTTTTCTGATCCGTTTACATTTTCAAAATAATTCTTATCTCTCTCGTATAAAAGATGTAAAAGATCCTCACGTTTCATTTTATTGATTTCTGTTTTTGAATAACTATAAATGTTTTTTAATTCTTCCATTTTCTTTTCCTCCGTGTGTTGTGTTTTCCTTGTTTCTGATATTATAATACACCATTTTTAGTGTAATGTCAATACCTTTTTGCATTATTTTTAAAGTATTTTATTTTTCTGTATCTTCTACATATTTAATTATGTTTCCCGGCTGCATATCCAATATATCGCAGATCTTTTCGAGTGTTTTTATTCCTATCATTTCGCCTTTTCGCAATGATTGGATTGCACTTTCTCCTACGATCTGCTCTTTTCTTAGCCGTGTCGTGTTATATCCGCTTTCTTTCAGAGTTTCTAATACGTCAATTTTATAAGTAAGCATCTGCGCACCTCTCTTTCGTATTTATTATATACCTGAGACATTTTTATTTCAATTAATTTTACACCAAAAAAATACACAATCATCGCTGATATTTTTGCACTTATTTTGGTGTATTTGTATATTGATATTACACTGTTTTTAGTGTATTATAATATTAACAAAGGAACAGGAAAACAAACGAAAGTGAGGATTTGAATATGACTGGAGCTATTAAAATCAACGGAACATATGGAGTGAAAATCGGAAATTTACAAGTATTCACTTATGAGGGTGCTGTTAATGCTTATAAAATTTTCTGTGAGCTCTTCAATCGTGACATGACAATGGAAGCGTCAGCGGTTATGAGTGATGCATCACTCGATATGCACAGGATCGGTTTTACTTGGGACGAAATCGAAGCGATTGAATTGTCAGTATTATGAGCCGAAACGCTCCGTCTGGAGCGTCCACCGTGGAATGGTCGCCCGGTGCTGATGATGGCAGACCAGAAAGGGAAAACATGAAAATTTTAAGTGGAAACAACTTGAAACGGCTTTTTATTTTTATCTTGCGTATTTTGCCAATACAGACTTTTTTATGCGTGCGTGGTATTTTTATCCTATGCGTGATAAGAAATCCGTCTATGCGTGTCATGCGTGCGTTATGCGTGCAGTTTAAAATAATATGCGTGTGTCTATGCGTGCAGTTCTATGCGTGAATCAAAGCATCATGCGTAGCTGTCCGTTGCTTTCTTCTTCGTACAAGCTCCGGCTGTTGAGCATCCTTAATGCCATTTTCTTTTTTCTGTAAAAATGCGTGCGTGAAATCGGCATAATCCCATAGTGTGCTTCCATTTTGTCATATGAGATATTATTTAAAATTGATTCTGCTATTTTATCGCCCAGATAATTGTCTATGCGTGTGCATATCTCTATCGTTTCCTCTCTGCTCATTTTAAAAACCTCCCCATGCGTGGCGCCTAAGTTTCTTACAACATTATACCATATATCAGTTCATAAAAACAAAACATATTATCGTATTCATGCAACATTATTGTATTTTTTTACCGGCATATTTCAGCCGGTAAGTGTTACCTATTCAGTTTTTACGATTTTATATCCTGGCACCCGAATGGCTCTAGGGCTTCCGATTTCATCATCCGTTTCCAGCTCTCCGATAGCTATCATCCTGATCAGATGATTATGTACACTGGATGTACTGCTCAGTCCTACCATGTCCCCAATCTCCCGAATTGTCGGGGCGTATCCGTGCTTTTCAATGTACAAAATGATTGCCTGCTTGATTTCAGCTCGTTTTTTAATTCCATGCTTCGTAGCGTTCATGTGCATTTTCCTTTCTTTTTATCAGTTAAAGTTCAGTTTAATTTATACAATTCTCTTAAAATACTCTTCCAATGTTTTATAAGTAATATCAATATAACCGAAGTCATCATCACCGTTTTCCAAGTAAAGGCGTATATCAGATTCGCCAACATATCCATCTGTATACTCATACACGATACCCTCATGAATTGTCGCATATTCATCTGTAGGACATTCATTTTCATCGTATTTTGGTAAATAAAACTCTTTAATACATTTATATTTTTGCATACGGCACCTCCACAAAATTCTAAGTTTAGTTATTTAATATTTTCTTGCTCTTGCCAATTTCATTGGCATAAATACCATCAGAGCAGCCTCTTTTATCGCCTCGCCAGTAATTGTAACAGCCACTTAGTTCAGGATATTCCTCGCATTTTAATTTATAAGGTTCTACAATTGTAGCGCAATATATGCCATTAGGAATATGCCCATACTTTTTAATGTCTTTATCCCTAACTATACTTTCGATAAAATGTGTAACAGATATTTCTACAATATCTCCCTTTTCAGCTCTTAATAATGGTCTGTCAAATTCATACGGGATATCTTTCATACTTTTTCCAACCTAAATACTTATTTTTGGTTATTTATAATCTTCAAATCTTTTCACAGCTGCAAAGGCAAATCTCGAATTCACCCATCGCTGCAATTTTTTAAGTGTATCTCCTTGCCTAAGTTTATATTTATCGTAGATCATCACATATGGGCTGTATCCTAAATCTCGTAAAGTGTATATTCTATCAAGATCCTGCTCTATGGTAGTATTAAATCCGCAAAGGACATATACAGTCATTTTTCGATGATCCCATCCGGTAAGCTGCTTAAACATCTCAAATTGCGGAACAATCTTATCTTTATCTTCATACCGGTCCCATGCGAAATGTATCTGCTTAATCTTCATTTGCCGGATGTATTTCGCTTTTTCTTCGGTCATGATACGAATATCGCAACCCTGTGAAAAATCCACCCACGCACCGCTGTCAATGAGCTGTTGGCTCAGTTCTTTCCAGTTCCGACAGGCGAACATATTCGGATCAAGTAGAACGATATTTTTCTGACCATTCCAAAATTCCGACAAATCCGCAACCTTTACTGCACATCTGCCCTCTTTCTTTCCCACAATGCAGAAGTCGCATCCACGTGGGCATCCTCTTGTCAGAAATCCGTAAGCAGTATCTTTGCACAGCTCCGGGTAAAGGCTATAATCCGGGTAAATATGCTCAATCTCTGCTGGCAACTGATTGCCGCCGTCAGGATAATGGTATCCAGTGCCACCTCTTATTATCTCCCCACCACATACCGGATGCTGATAGTCCGGTGTAAAGGTAAATACTTTGCTCATATATACCTTGTCCGGCGGATTTATCCACGCAGTCAACGGATCATACCATTCTACCGTATCGCCCTGCTGTTTATGCCACGCTGACAGCTTCATGAGTGGTAAGCTTGGAAAGTGGTGATTATCAACATCTATCAGTCCTATTCTCATTACTACCTCCGTTAAAATTCTAATTTTCAGCTATTTCCATTTTGGAAATGTTCAGTTTAATTCTTCAATGCTTTCTCGCAGTTCCTCATAATAGTTAATCTGATCAGTACAATGATTGTCCAGTATATCAATCATTTCCCTTTTTGCATCTTCTAAGGATTTTGCTTGCATGAAATCCATGCGACCATCGATCACGGACTGCCATCCTATCTCATCACCGCAGTAAACAATACTTCCAATAGTGACACTTCCGTAATAAGCGACTATGTTTACTTGTTTTTCCCAATCACTTTGTTCTGGTTCAACCTCTTTCCATTCCATTGTGCACATAGTTTTCCTTTCCTCCAATTCTTCCTGACTGTATTTCCGATAGCTGATTCCGTAATTTGTGAATCCACCGGATTGATATGTTATGCATCGTGACATTTCATACCCCTCTTTCAGTTTAGGCAGCTAAATATCCACCTAAATTGTCCATGCTCTTCCATCTGATTCTTTCGATTACTAAAACATAGTATTCTTTATCAGGTTCAGCACCCCATTCTTTTCTTCCAGTTCTCTTTTCCAAGTGACAGTCCGCAATAAATGCAGGAACTTTATAACCATATCCATTCGTGAATCGCACCTGTGCTTCTGCATAATCCAATGGAATATCGTCAACCATGTTAAATATCTTGTTCAATCGTGTCGTGTAATATGGCTTGACATCTCTATATTCCTCTCTTTTTTCGCCTGTAAGAATCATATAGAACCATTTCTTTTTTATAGGCAATACCAACATTCCATTTCCTCCTGTAAATTCTAATTTAACTATTTTATCTCCTGCTCAATATTTAAGTTTCTAAACATTGCACACATCACATCCACGACGATACTGTTTCCAAACTGTTTGTAAAGTTGTGTATTGCCATTGCCTGCGAACCATATCCGGCAAACAGTTCAATTAATCGTATAGGTTTTGTAATACGGATTGGTTCACGTATCATGTCAAAAATGCTTATCTGAATCATGGCATCACCTCCCCTACTGTTGTGCCAAATAGCACATAATCCCACAATCGGGGAAAATCTCTGTATTCATGTTACCTCTGTTCGGTTCAAGTTCATCCAGATATACCGGATTACCTTTTCCGTCCTTAAGGATTGAATAACCAACTTCTCTTTCCAACTTCGCCCGACTTTCAAAGACTTCCGGGAAATCCTTTCTGATATGATTCCAATAACCCATGCCGCCTTTTACACAGCCGATACAGTTATTGTTCGGATAGCCAAGGTCATACATCAAAGGTCGGGCAAAATCAAAAGTCCGTTCAAACAATCCATGTACCTCTTCTTTTGAGAGGTTTTTGTCAATCAGCGGAAATTCGTGTGCGGCTTGCGGATTTGCTTCAATCGTCCGCTCTGCCCGGTTATTTTCCTTAAGGTCGAATCCCCAGACGTAAGTCAATTCACAATCCTTATGTCGTTCCTCCCACTCTTTTCTCACTCTCTTTTTGAGCCAGTTCGTGCAAGGTGCGAATCCGTTTGCCGGATTTCTAAATCCTCCAAATGTTCTTACGCAATCCTCTACACATCTGTACTCGCTTGATTTCAGTATCTGAATTTCTTTCCCGATTGCTTTCTCGCAATCTTTAATAAACCTGATACTGTCCTCATGTTGGTCTGCAATGTCAATGTAAATCCATTCGTCTACATTCCCTGCTAAATATCCAGCCATAAAACTTGATATTCCTGCGCTTACCCAACATACTTTTAATCTTTTCATGACAACCACTTAACAGATTGCTCTGTGTCCGTGGATAAGGAATTACGGCTCCCAATAGTGCCATACGACACCGCTAATTAAATTCCTTTTGTTCTCGCCTTTCTTCACCTTTAGGCGGTCAACCTTGGTCTACCAAGGCTTCTGTCATTACTCCTTTCTCATTCCATCTGTTTTTAAAATTTCATCTAAACAAGCATTCCAACCAAATCTATACGACGGGATAGGCTTACCTGGCTGCGGGTACTTCCCACACACTTCCATCTTCTCCGGCAGTTCCCGAAGTGGACACCAATCTGGTCTTTCGTATGTTTCAGAATCAACAATTCTTGATACTTCCATAGCCTGGCAACTGTCAATACCTGCATCCGCGTTACAATACAAAAAGTTGCAACCAAAACATGATTCTGGCATATCCATAACTAATACTGCTTTAGGCATCTTCTATTCCTCCTATTTTTTATACACTTTCCATGCTTTAAAGCTATTCCCTTTAGGTACATCGCAAATCCAATACGTTGTACGTGCTTCTCCATCTTCATCAGTTCCAAAACCATAATAAATATAGGCTTCTTCTACCGTTAATTCGTTTACGTTACACCCATATTCTTCCGCGCCAATTTTTAAAGCTTCTTCCTTGTTGTATTTACTCGCATTGAAACCAAGTGAATCGTCGTCTCCGCAAAAACAGTCATAATCAAATTTACTCATATTCTCACACTCCTTCCGGCTTCTCGCATCGTTCAAATTCAATCACCCACACCCAAGGTGAGGCATTCCAACCGTAGCGGTCAAGATCGGACTTCTTGATGGTAGAATCCCAGAGTCTTGAAAAAGCATATCTTTTTTCTTCTCCATTCAACACATGAGGATATTCCACCTCTACACCCTCTCTGCAAATCTGCTCCGATGTGATTTCCTGCAACCGCTCCACCCTCACATCCGTAACCTTAAGCCAGATACGTGCGGCTTCTTTCGGCATGTGGATGGATGGTTTCCACTTTGTAACATCGGCAATATCATCTTTCTGCCAATCTTCGTAGTAATAGTATCCTTTCGGTGCCTCTTTCCATGTTTCACGAGCATACAGGATATCGCCCGTACAGATAGGACAGGTTCTCTCCGCCGTACTTAACTGTTCCGTATGCTCCTTATCAACAAAGTTATGTACTGCATAAGTCCGCCTGTCAGCATTGTAAAAATCCATATCCGGCACAGTACACTCATTGGCATCTTTGCAAATTCGCCTTGTGCAAGTCTTCCTTCCGTCCAGAATTGCCCTCACCATTTCTGTGTTGAATAAAATCGGTTTAATCGCCATTTACTCCACCGCCTTTCACAATCTCGATTGCATGCTCATAACTTCTTGCTTTCTCTTTTCCCAAATTCCTGTTGTATGCATTCTCCCAAAACTTTCTCTCATTTTCCAACTGCTCCACAACCTTGTCCGTGTCATATGCAGTCGGCTGCTGGTCAATCTTCTGTGCCAATGCATAAAACATATCCTCACTACTTGTCTGTGTAAGAAGAATATCCATAAACCATTGTTGATATAATTCTTGCTTTAATGTCTCCGCATCAATCAGTCTTCCCATCGTTCGCCCTCCTGTTCCAATCTGCAGTTGCCTTCGTTCGCTCGTCTTTCCCTGTTCTGATGCCTCCGTCCTGATCCATGTACATCTCACATTCATAGCTATTTGGAAGTTCTGTTCCGCATTTCATACATTTGATTTTGAACATTACCCTAACAGCCGAATGTGATGACTTATTTGTAATGGTTAAGAACATTGCGTTTCCACCGCAAAACGGGCATGGCTTAAGGCTTTCACTCATTCTTCATCACCCCAATCCAATTTCTGACCACATTTCCAGCAATAACGAGCAGGAAACGTTCCAGTTGACCACCCCATATACATACCACATGTCGGACATATATATTTTGTAGTCCCAGTATCTTCTTTTTCAGCAATAGCAGCTCTCGGATTCTGACGTTCCATAGCCGCACGGCATTCTTCCGGCGTGCCGATTGCACGATACTGCTTAACTTCTTCCGATACTAATGCCATTTGACATAGTTCTTTATAATTTTTTTCTTTATCATACTCAACTTCTGTGAATGGTTTATCCAACAGAACGCATAATAATTCGTACCAGCTTAAACCATGTCGCCTTGCTAATTGCTCTAAAGTCTGTCCACAATGATTTTCCATTGCCTGTTTTTCATGCGGTGCAATTAAATTCCAGTCTATAGATTCATTTGTTCCTAAAATTGGGAATTTTTTCTCACTCACAACCGCACCTCCAACAGTTCCGGGTTGTCAATCATGTTACTGATCACTTCAAAATTCTCTGAATCAAAATCATCCAATTCCTCGTAGTCATCACAGCCCGGCTCATTCGTACACCATCCGTTTTCATGCCACACGACACGCTTTCTCGTCTCATCTTCTGGAAACTCAACGTCGATATGCCCTGAAAGAATGTCATTCTCAAAAATCAGCTTACCGTTCATGTCCTCACGTCCGGCGCACTGGCAGACGGTTTTAGGTATAACCTCTACAATCTTATTTCCATGACTATTTTTCCCGCTATCAACGTCATATAACTTTTCCGTCTCATTTACGATAATTACCGTCTTTTCTCCAAGGACTGCATAAAATCCAGTTACCCACTGTTTTCTAGTCCCTATTGGTCTTGCTTTACATAAATATCTATCTTCCATCCTTCACCTCATCTAATCCATCCAACGCATAACAGCCGCTTAAGCCTTTCAGCTTTACAACTACGGTTCCGCATACACTATACGGCTCACTTGTAACTTCAAAAATCTTGCCTTTATTTTTCTCTGACACATAGTATTTGTCGTTTATTACTACTTTCTTTCCTTTAATCATTGATTTTCCTCCATTTCTTTCAGTTTGGCTTCGGCTTCCTCACTTGTTAAAAACCAAGTAACTCCATAGCTTGTATCAAGTAAAATTCTCCCAGTTCCATACTCTAAATCGGAATCACATTCCATATACCATCCATTTTTTCTGAATGTTATTCTGTCTACTGTTTGGTGAAATACTCGGTTCTCTTCCCCGTGTCCATCCAATAAATTTAAACGGAAATTTTTCTCACTTGGAATGTAATATATATCTGTACCAATACCGCATGGCAACCGCAGAAGTAATCCCTGCTCTTCGGCTTGCTCTCTATTTGCAAGTCTTTCCGCA